TTATACAATTCATCGGCAAGCTGTGCCAGACTGTCCGGGGCATCATCGTGTGGAACTTTGCCAAGCTGTGTGAACATCGTCACCTGTTCCATGAACGCCTTATACTCTTTCGACTGGTGTTTTTCGTCAAGGAAATAGAACCGTTTAATATCCGGCGCATACTGGATGATTCTTGACAGCTTGCTTTGACCACTTGGCGCACGCTGGCTGCGGACAGAGCAGTGATACCCCTGCTGCCGGAGCTGGCTGTCTACCACGTCGCAGTATTCATCACCGCCGTTGTTGGCTTCGCCACGCACCACATTGATTTTATGCTGGATGATTTTGCCCACAACTTCCGGCCTGGTCACGGTCTTATCGCCGTTGTTGAACACAAGGTCTTGGATGAACACAGCATCACCATACACATAAGCGATAGGGCAAGCGGTGAAGTCGCCGCCACCCCATGCAATATCCATAACCATGAGCTTGCGATCAGGCTCACCATCAGGCAAAACGCCATTGAAATACCGCAGTTCATCGGCAGGAAACAGCAGACCTTCACGCACATAGGGCTTACCCATGTACTTTGCCCACCATGTTGCATCATCAATGCTGGCTTTCATATCGGCATAGTAGGCATCGTCAAATCCAACGCCATAGTCATAATTGAAGTTGCTGTGTCCGTTCTCATCCACCGCAGGAATCACACGGAATCTGTACTTCGGGTTGTCTGCATACTGGTTCTGGATGCGTCCCAAAGGGTCAAGCACGTTCCAGCGCGTGCCGACCATCAGCTCTAATGCGCCTTGCTTTTTACGGTCTTTCAGCTGGTTCAGATAGGCATCGTACTTGTTGTTCAGACGTTCAACGTTTAGGCTTTCCTCCAAGTCCTCGATCAAGTCATCGCTGTACAAAACGCCGCCCTCACCGATTTCAACAGCACCAGTCAGAGTGCCGCCAATAGATCGGCAAGTCAGGGTGGGGAAGCGCTTCTTTCGGTTCAGGTCAACGCTTTCGTCCTTTGCGCTCTTGTCCACAAGCTGAACGTCAGGGAAGATTTTGCCCCAGTTGTAAGTAACAGGGTCAGTGATGATAGACAGCACTTCGCCGTAGAAGCCGTTGGTCAGCTTGTCGGAATGTCCGCTCATAACCGATGCAACGTCAGGGCGGTTACCCATTAGCCATGTGATAAAAAATATACAGAGCGTACTTTTTCCTGTACGCGGGGGCTGACTAACCCCAAGAAATTCTACACGATGGAAAAACAAGTCCTCTAGGTCACGCACCAACGTCAAAAGCACTTTTCTTCGTGGCTGATAGAACTTCTTTTCCGGCGCACGATTCCATTCAAGGTAGATGCAATAGCTGTCGAACACATCTTTTGCTTCAAACAGGTACGTCCGGCCGATAATGTCATATACCTTCGCCACGTCCTCTCCTGTTTTCATCTTGCCCATCATGGCTGCACAGACAGAGCGCAGCTCACCAGAGTATTTGTAGGCATCAAACCGTTTGTCCTGTGGCAAAGCGTCTCTCAGGTTCACCACCGCCTGAAACCAGTCCTCGTAGACCTGCGCT